TCAAGAGCGAATCGAATAGAAGGCTGCATCAGTTCGTATACGCGCTCGGCGGACCCGTGTTTCGGCACCCACTTGAATTGGCTCACCTGAGTCATCAGTTCGTTCTGGATCGTGCGGAAACCTTTCGTGTATCTCTCCGGCGTGAGGAGCCGGATCTGCCCGAAGCAGTCGGTCGGAGCGGTAGGCGTCGGCGTTCCTGTGAGGCCCCACGCGGAGCGGGGGATGTTCTGCCGGTTGAGAATGGCGAACATGGTCCGTGCCCTGTGCGTTCTTGCGTTTCTCGCTGCGGCGAGTTCGTCGTAAATGACGTGATTGATATCTGGTCTTTTCGCCAAGGCATCGGCAATGATTTCGACACCATCATGGTTGATGATGTAAAACTCGCACCTTGGGTCCGAGAGCAAGGTAAGGCGTTTTGCCCTCGGACCATGCAGGATATGGAACCTCCTGTGCGGCAGGACGTGGAACAGCTCTTGCGCCCAGACGCGATCCAACGTCGAGAGCGGAGCGACGATCAAGGTCTTCTTCACTTCGCCTTGCCGCATGAGGTAGTCGGTGGCCCACAACGCGCTCGCGGTCTTACCAGTACCCATTCCCGATAAGTTGTACGCCCTCGGATTGACCACGAAAAAGTCGGCCATGCTGCGCTGGTGGCAGTAGGGCGTGAACTTCCCCGGCCAATTGTAGGAGGAGAGCAAGGAGGGTACATTGTAGCCTCTGTTACGCAACAGCCTCATCGTTGCGACGTCGTGCGGCAGAGCGGCGACGTAGGACCCGTTGACCTTGGCGGTCTTGACCGTCGGGAAGACCTTCCTGAAGGCTTCAGGATCGACCAGAGGCAGGATGATGTGATTGCGAACTATTCTAAGTTCAGGCAAATTCATGTCTCGTACTCCACCACTAAAGGATCTTCATTGTAGTGCTTCTGCCACAGCGGAGCGGACTGGTGGTGCTCAATTCTCGCTGCTATGACTTCGGCCCGAAGCGCCCTACTTGGAGCAGGGTAACTACCAAAGCGCTTTAACGCCCCGCTGTTGACTGTGGCGTTTGTGGAGTCCGCCGAAGACAGCGGCAAACGAGTGAAGATTTTTGGATTCATCATACGAAGACCGTGCAATTTACACTTCGGCTTTCCTTCTCCGTCGCACAAAACTTCCATCAATCGCCCCATCCGCACCCACCAACTATCAGTACCAGGGGTAGGGTATTCCCCCGAAGATCCGATAGCAATCCGTCCAAACAGCCCCGCAAGTATTGCCGCGTACTCGTCGCTTTCGTGGAGATGGAACACGGGAACAGCGTTTTTGAATGCTGACCTGTACCGAACAATCAGTTCCTTGTTCTGCTTTTCCGTTCCGCCGATCACATCGGGGATAAGAGCGAAGTCGAACGCAGGATGCTTGTCCCACTCCTTTACCCAACGAACGTAGTCGTCCCAATCTACAGGTGTGCCGCTCTTCCATAAGGAAAACGCTCCGTTGTCCAAGCAGAAAGACGAACAGAGGTCGGCCACCGCTGCCATGTCTTGTTGGTGGGCGTAAGATACCAACGCATGACGCCCGGTCAAAAATCGAACGGTGTCGTGGCTTGCCCCTCCACATGGAGTTCCGTGGTAGTGAATCACGCAGAAAACCTGTCGCAACGCACCGTTTCTATTTTTACCCCGTGGTGTTCCGCAACAATGGTTTGCTTCCCTCCGAACTTCCCGAATAATATCTCGGCCAAAGTTTCATGCAAAGCAGAAGGGAGATTCGATGTTTCCTTCAGTAAGTCCTCAACAAGATGCACGGCCTCAGTTTCCAAACGAAGGACGTAGAACACAGGAACGGCGTTCCTCGGGCAAACTGACACAAACGGCACCGTGTAAATATTTGATTTTATCATACAGGCCCCCCCTATTCCGCTAACACAAAAGCAATCACAGCGGCTGCCCCCCAATAAACGGCGTTGCGCCACTTACCGGGTTCGACAGCGTACATGAAAGATGCTCCGAGGCTTAAAACGCACATGACGAGTGGGAAAATCATAGTGCGCCGGGTCATCTCCCTCTCCCCATCTCGTCGTTTATATATTGGATTGCCTCTTCCAACTGCTCGAATGTTTTTGTGCTGTGGTACCGAACCCACGGAGACACTTTCGGGCCAACTACGCAAACTACAGGCTTTCGTATATTCCATGCGAACAAAATTTCCATAGCGGTTCCGAAAGACGGCTGTTTGGCGTAAACGAGCAAAGCGTCGCTCGCGACGATATCTTCCTTGTCCCCCTCAACTATTTCCCTGAACGCCGCGTCTTCCTTGCCGCGATAATCCCGGCTCATAGGATCGAGCGTTTCGGCATTCATACTATCCTTCGCGTACTGTCGCCAGTCCTTACAGGCGTCATCAGAACAACCAAAGATCGGTCCTGCGAGATAGATTTTCATCAGTAATAGACCTTCTTCGTCAAGAAGTAGTCCAACGCCTTCAGCGCCTCTTCG